CTTATGCTTTATATCAGAATTTGCGTACTCCTATATGTATGTAGCGCCGTATACGAGACCCGTACGTACGGTGCAATGAGAGGTGCTAGGGGAGTAATCCCCTACATCTACTCTATTTACTTGATGTGGTGCTTGCGTTTGTAGGCACGCAGCTTCTCCATCATGGTGGAGACCTTGAACATGTAGAACTTCTGCCACAAGCGCAGTTTCTCCTCACGCACGCCGTTGTCCTCGTCGCAGCCGAGCGCACCCCACTTGGACGGCGTGTAGTAGAAGCTTGCCTTCTTGATGTCCTCCACGTTCTTGAAGTAGCGTGAGGCCTTCCACTTGCCTAGTTGAACCAGTCGCCTGTAGGAGAGCAGCCGTTTTCGGTTCGGGTCGTATGTCATGATGGCCCAGTCTTTGTGCGATAAGTCGAAGAGCATGTAGAAGCGTGGAGCACCGCCCTCCTTGTACTTGGCGATGGTCGCCTTCACTCCCTTGCGCCACATCCTTGTGGCACGGAACAACTCGATGCGTGTGATGATGGGCTGATAGAAGGCAATCATAATCTTGCGAAGCCCATTGGAATAAGTCTGTTTCATAATATGCAGTTTTATTGATGAATAATTCAATTGTTTGTCGTTATTTTCAATCTATTGGCGATTATCCCATTCCTGCCAGCTCAGCAACGACAGGTCTCTTGCGGCGAAGTGCCTCACGTTCCTTCTCTTCCTTGCTCTTGAACGGAACAATCTCAGGCACAGGCATGTCCTTCTCCACGTAGAGGGCGATGGCACGTGCCATGACACGGTCATCGTGCTTGCCAGCCACCGCACCGTAGCAATCGTTTTGCTGATAGTAGAGGTAGTAGGTGCTTTCGTCGATGGCGGCAGGCTCACGCTCCATATAGCCGCCGTCACGGATGATGCGTGCCATGGTCTTCACCACCGCCACCTTGGTCGCCTTGTTGGTGTTGAATCCCCATTTTTGCTCGATGTTCTTCACCTTCTTCAACTTGGACTGAGAGGCACTGTAAAGGTTGGAGTACAGTGGCAAGAGGATAGGGAAGAACAGTTCTGACTGGTTTCCCTCAGTATTGTTCATGCGAGAGTATGCCGTATTGTTCTCAATCACCAACAGAGCGTCGTTGTAGAAGTGTGCAATCTGTGCGCACCTCATGGCGAGTTGGTCAGCGTCGCAGTGACCGTGCCACTCAGCCACCAACTCAGGCACGCCGCCGTATATCTCATCATATCGATCAAGAACAACGATGTCGGAGAAGTCGGAAGTCTTGTGAGAGCCGCCAATATCGCAAGAGACGATGTAGCGGTGCTTGACAATCTCGCTATTGTCGGGTCCTGACCAAACCTTGAATGGGCCACCCGAGCGTTCCACCAATCTGATGTTGTCCATGCAAGTTGGGTCGGCGGCATCGTAGGAATCTCCCTCGATGTCACCCACCATGATAGGCTCAACGCCCTTGCAGTCCTCCTCCATCTCCTTTAACTTGTATGGGTCGAAGACGGTGGTGCCCGAGAACAGGAAGGCTTCCACATCGTCGGAAGGGTACTCTTGGCGCATATCGTCCAATGACTCGTATTCCTTGGACTTCTCGATGTACCAATGGATGCCTTCCAATGTAGCCCCCTTGATGTCGAAGAGCCACCAGAAGTATTTGCCGTGGAATTGCTCGTCCTCACGATTCTCCCAAAGCCAGATGGCGAAGTTCGCCTTCTCGTCCTCGCTCTTGAAGGGAAGGGTGTATTTCTCAATCTCGAACCAAGCCACGAAGACAGGGGTAAACGCCGACATGCGCTTGCCGTCCTTGTCGAAGGAGTTTGCCTTCACCCAAGCGTCGTGGAACTCGTTCTCACGTCCGTTAGGCGTTGACTCACGCACGATGAAGGTGAGCGGGTCCGTCTGGATGGAAGACGCAGCCGCCTTGATTACCTTGGCAGGAGTCCATTCCGTTGTGTTCGGGAAGAACGCCTCCTCCGTGATGTGAGCCATGGCAGCGTCGCCCGAGCGACACGACTCTGGGTTTCGTGCAGAGCCAGTCTGTATCTTGCAGTCACGTGGAAGGAGATACTTGATGTTTTGGATGGTGCCCGATGTCTTCAACTTGCGAGCGTCGTTCTTGAAAGGCTGACCGATGTCGTAGAAGAGCCACATAGGGATGGCGTTTATCAGTTTCTCGTACATGTCGAACACCTGTGTGGCGGACGAAGACTGGTGACCGATGATGTTGGAGTTCCAGTTGGTCTTCCAGAATATCTGAATCCACGACATGTAGATGTCTGTAGCGGTAGAGCCACCCCACTGGCGGCACTTCAACAGAATCACTCGTATGTGATGGAACTCGCCGTGAAGCCGCATTTCCTCAAACACCTTGACGAGCTTGACCTGTGCAGGTCGCAGCAGGAAAGGAATGTCCTTGCCACCGTCCTTGTTCTTGATTCGGGCGTAGGCGTATGCGAAGAAATAGAAGTCGTGCTTGCAGCGCAGCCTGATGATGTAGCGGAAGACAGCGTCACGTGCCTTCTCAGCATCTTGGCTTGGCAGGAACTTCTGGCAGAACTTGTCGATGGAGCCGCAGTTGACGATGGCGCAGAATTTCTTGGACTTTAGCATCTCCACAGGCAACCATAGCTTCTTACCGTCGAGGAAGTCGGAAATCGTACACTCGAACCGAAGGCCAGGGGCGTTCTCTCCAGTGATAGGACGGTAGGTAGCGAAGAGACTTCTCAATCTCTCCGTACTCTCGTCAAGTATCTCCCTTAGCTTTTTCTCAGAGATGCTTGGCTGAGGCTTGACCTTCAATGAAGACTTTGCTACAGACACGATGCTATATCTTTAGGTTGTTGGCGTGATGGATGAAACTCTCCACCTTGGCGTAGAGAAAACCGAAGGCGAAGAGGACGAGGTGGTAAGTGCCAGCTATGTGCGGCAGGACGCAGCCGATGGCAAGGAGCACGACCATCTGCCAGAAGGCAAGACGCTTGTACCTGTAGAGCCATGGCGAGGTAATCCCCATGAAGAATGAAATTATGACGGACGCACCCAAGACTGGCAGCGATGGGTAATATAGGAAGGAGAGCACGACCGAGCCTAGCCATGAGGCAATGACACGGTGGGGCTTGAACTGGTGGTGAAGCATGAGGATGCACCATGAGTTGACCGCCCAATGGATGAAGCCAGCGTGCCCGAACATATAGACGAGGTGGGTGTATGTCGGTGTGGTCGGCGATACCGCCAACTTGTCGTGCAACGGAATGGCGAGAGCCATCAAGGCGATGAGGAGTATGGTAATATATAATGTACGCATGTGGATGATTTTTTATTTGGCGAGAATGAGCTTGCCCTTGCTCTTGTTGAGGTGGGCGGAAATCTTTTGTCTAATGGAGCGGCAGGAGAGACCCAGACAGGGCGCAGGTCGCAGCAACGCAATGTCAACGAGTTGGCTGATGCACTTCCGTTGGTTTCCGTCCATCTGCCTCACTTTGAGGAAGTCCGTGTAGAAGGCTTCGTATAGCATCCGTTTCTTCTCGAACGCCGCCCCGAACTTGGGAATCTTTCCTTTGAGTCGGTTGGAGACGTACCTAGCCGCCGACGTGTCGGATATGTAGTAGCAGGACGTGGGCAGCGAGGCGACAATCTCGCACAGCTTGACTGAGGTGGTGGGGTATGTAGCCACCTCCCTTGCCTTCCGATAGAGCCGAAGCATCTCGCGGTCTCTCTCCAGGTTGATTTGCGATATGGAGTTTAGGTGTTTCATCATGGCAAAGTTAATACAGCGAGTTGCGCAAAATATCAAAAAGTAATGCGAAATTTTCTTTAATTTTACCGCAAATTATTAATGTATATGTGCTATGGCAAAGGAAACGACTGAAAATCAAAACGTTAAATCGAAGAGAGACGCTTTCAGGGAGCGTTTTTCAAAGCGTTATCCCAACATCAACATGGATGATGAGGATGCCGTTTATGGTCAGTTTTCGACCGATTACGACCAGTTTGACCAGAATAACCAAAGGATGGATGACTTCAACAACATGTTGAGGGATTTTCCGCAAGCACCCGGTCTTATCACTGGCATGTCAACCCGAAAGAACCCCGACGGAAGCGAGTTCAGTTTCACCGACTATCTGATAGACAACCTAGGGCAGGACTTCATCGATGCCATCAATGGCGACGATGAGGCTAGGGCACGCTTGAAGAAGAAGGAGAAGGACGAGGTGGAGGCTAGCGAGAAACTAGCCAAGAGCAACGAGGAGCTTGCCGCAGCCATGGACAAGGAGGATGCCGAGCTGGAAGCCTTCATCAAGGAGGCAAGGATTAAGCCCGAGGACATCAAGCCGATGATAGAATGGATGTATGGTCACGAGGAAGGAAAGGAGGGCTTCATCTGGCGTGCCGCCAAGTACCAGCTCACCAAGGATGACTTCAAGCGTCTGATGCAAATCAAGGACTTCGACAAGGCGGTTGCCGATGCCGAGGACAAGGGCTACAAGCGTGGTCGCAACGAGAAGATAGACCAGCAGAAGAAACTCCATGACGGTACGAAGGGCGGCAAGAACGTGAGCGTGAGCGGTGGAGGCGGTCCAGCCTCGTTGCCACGTGAGAAGTCTGATACGGAACTTGCCTACGAGCGCATGAGAGGAATGTGACGATAAGTTTTTAAGTTTAATCAATAACAAATTTTCAAAAGTATGAAAAAGTTAAAGAAATGGTTTGGTTTCATGATGGCGATTCTCGTCATGATTCTGAGTGGTGGCAGCATGTATGCCATGGCTGAGACACCTCCAGCCTCGCCTGGTGACGGTGGCACAACTGGACCTGTGGAGGGTCCTGGCATCGGTGGAACAGGCATGAAGACCGAGGCAGGTTCTCGCCAAGCACAGGAGGAGATGGGTAACTTCGACTACTACATGGCGTATGTGAATCCGTCCATCGTGGAGTTGAAACTCGAGAGTTGCCCTATCGACCAGATTTTGCGTGCCGCCAAGAAGGTCACGCCAGTCGATTCCATCCGTGTGGAGTTCTACAGCATCGGCCAGCGTCCAATCAAGTCAACCTTGGAGGAGGACTTAGCCGAGAGCAGCAAGGGTACGACCGTGACCTTGAAGGTGGTGAACAGCACGGCGTTCGACGTTGGCGACATCATCATGGTGGATGGCGTGATGGGCTATAACGACGATGGTACAACCCGAAGCACCATGGTTCCTTTGCAGTTGCGTGTCATTGACAGCGATGTCGATAACAACCCTATCTGCTATGCCTTGAACGGCAAGAAGAACACCAGCAAGGGCAACCGCTATGACATCCCAGCCATCAAGAAGGGCACGACCCTCCTTCGATTGGGAAGAGCGGCAGGTGAGAAAGAGGTGGAGACAGGTTCTTACTACACCATGCCCGACAAGTCTTGGCAGTATTGCCAGCGTTTCATCATGATGGTGGAGCAGTCCATCATCGACCGTATGAGCAAGACACAAGTGCAGTGGACGTTCACACGTCAGGAGAAGATGGCGATGGACGATATGCGCTACGGTCAGGAGCGAAGCGGCTTGTTCGGTTATCGCAGCGTATCTACTCCAAACAAGGAGATTGGTGCGGTCTATACGATGGGCGGCATCTACTGGATGGCAGGTAAGGACATTACCGTGGGCCATTGGCAGCCTAAGATGGAGATTGACGAGAACGGCAACAAGATTCCTGTGACGGCGAAAGTCTCTAACGGAAGTGGTGGAACTGTAGAAAAGAAGGTGTATGAGTACGTCATTTCAGAGAAGGACTTGACTCGATTCATTTCAGCCATCTTGAAGGACGCAGGTAACTCCAGCCGTACCAAGTTGCTCTTCGTTGACAACCTCATTTACCAAGCTTTCGCAAACCTTCGCTCAACGAGACGTGTCATCACCGAGACCGAGAAGGACTACCAAGGATGGAAGCTCGACTTCGAGACCTTCACTTCCATGGGCACCAAGATTCTCATCTACCGTCACGACTCCTTCAACATGTGGGGCATGGACGGACGTGCCTTCTGCTTGGACGAGCGTTATCTTGACAAGTACGTCTTCGGTGCTTGGAGTCGCAAGGAGTACAACTTGAAGGACTTGCTCATTCGCAACTCGAACGGTGTGGTCATGGAGGAATACAGTTGTTGGGTACTTACCTATCCGAACGCCCATGCCCGTGTGTCACGCCCTGTGTTTGACAATGCCGACGCAGTGACCGACGAGGAGATTGCGGCTTAACGGTGCACTGATAGTTTTCTAGATATATGAACCAAGGGGATAGCAGAGCCGAAAGGTGACACTATCTCCTTACCATAAACACCATGACATATATGAATTACGAGTTTGTTGCCCACAGTATGCTCATCTTCACGGTGACGCTTGCCAGCGGACTGGTGAAGGACATCGAGTTTGACGAGACAGGCAAGGGCGTGTATGGTTTCCAGACCTCGCAGAAGGAGGTGGCTGAGGCTATCCGCCGCCATCCCCTCGTAAGGAGCGGACGAATCATAGACAAGAGCCAACCCGAGGAAGAGCAGGTAGCCAAGGCGGTGGAGAAGAAGAAACAGGACAGGAACGTACTTCGCTTCGACAACATCACCAAGGCGAAGAACTACCTTGCCAAGACCTTCGGCGTAGATACACGCAAGTTGAAGAGTCCGCAGAGCGTGAAGGACGAGGCGAGCAAGAATGGCATCGAGATAGATTTCTAACATTTAAAGCATATGATATGGAAGCATTGATGAGCGACCTTGTGAAAGAGATGCGTATTGCCATGGATGAAGTGTTACATGATGATGTGAATGACATCATTTCAGATGATTCCGATGTTGAAATGAAACAAGCGATAGAGACGGCAGCACAACAGTTGTTGTTGCAAGCTCCTCTACAGATGCTTGTGCCACATAGGGTAAAGGTGTCATTGAGTGAAGGGGTACAAGATTACGATGCCATTCAGACTCAATATACTGATGGGCATGGTGAACTTGTCATTCCCGATGACTGGCTGAGGCTAGTTGAACTTAGACTGAAAAGTTGGCAAAACTCACTTAGGACATTAATGAGTCCTGATAGCAAGGAAGCTTATATGCAAGCAAGCAGGTGGACTAGGGGAACTCCCCAAAAACCAAAAGGCATGATAACGATGTCTCCACAGGGAAATCGAGTGCTGACATATTGGACTGCTGGTAAATACGAGCCAAATCATGCACCACAAGGCAAGGTGTACGACCATGAGATTGAGGTCTTTACATATATACCTTATCAAAAGGTTGTTGATGTGTTTTCTACTGACGAGAAGAATGACAAACCTATTTATATAGGAACGGCTTTAGACCTTGCTCTCATTGATGAATGTCGCAAGTATCTTGTTTATCGAGCTGTTTCCATTTATTTGGCGAGCAAAAAGGAAGAAGATTTAGCTGACAGATTTAATCAATTATCTCAATTTTAACGTATATGGCAAATGATATAGACAAGAATAGCGAGCACTATAAGGGCACGTTCGGAAACATCTATGAGGTGAACAAAAAGTTCCCAACAGGTGGTGTTGAAGGTGACTTTGTGGAAATTAACGGTTGGGCGCATTATTGGAATGCAGACCGAGGTACATGGTGTGTGAATGCCAGACGTGACTCCTATTGGGATGAGGTTATTGCTGGTATCGTAGAAAAATTTAACGCCTTCGGTGGCTCGTATTTTGGATTGGCACATCCTGATACTGTTCCTAGCACAGCTTGCGATAGAATGTTTTACTTTGCCACGGAAAATGGTACTTACGTAAATTTCGGAAGCATCCTGATTCCATGGGGAATCAGTGTGTTGTACACGGAAGACGGAAAGTTATGGAGAAGCCATATACTTTTGGAAGTGGCACAGGAGTTTGGAGAAAATCTAAACAAGGTCATTAGCCAGAAAATTTTGACTTCTGAACTCAATAAAAAAGCCAACGAGGAGGATGTTAAAGAAGAACTTAATAAGAAAGTCAATAAGACAGACCAACTAGAGACCAACCAGATAAAGAATGGTGCTATTACTTCTGAGAAAATTGCTGATGGCAGTATCACCAATATCAAGTTGGCAGACAATTCGGTAACTACGGAAAAGATAGCCGACAAGTCCGTTACCAATATCAAGTTGGCAGACAATTCGGTAACTACGGAAAAGATAGCCGACAAGTCCGTTACCAAGGAGAAGTTGGCGGATGGTTCTGTCTCTATGGATAAGTTTTCCCCCGAAGTTAAGGATGAGCTGGTAGAAGACTTGACGGAAGACTTCGTTCCACGTTCTGGTGGTGTGGTGACAGGTGACTTGGAGGCTCAGAGGCTCATCAAGACTGGTGGAAAGGATTATGAGTTACTTGAAGCAGACGGAAGCGTAGCCCTTCCCATCACGGACGAAGAACTAGACGAGATAGCCAAGACTGAGCCTTGCTGCGTTCCTATTGCGGACGAGGTAATAGCTTCCATCTTGGATGGCACTTACACAGGCGGTGGCGAGATAGAGCCTTGTACTTGTGGGTGTGTGCCAATCACGGAAGACGATATAGATAATATTTTTAACAATACCAATAATTAATTTAAATTTTATTCATTATGGCAAAGTATTTAGATTCGAAGGGTGTCACCCTCTTGTGGAAAAAGGTCAAGGCTGAGGACGCAAAGCGCATATCAGCAACGGAGAAGGGTGCTAAGAACGGTGTGGCTACACTTGATGCAAGTGGCTTTATCCCATTGGCACAGCTTGGCAACCTTGACACAACGGTTGCGGAGGTGGTCATGTCTCTTCCTACCTCTGGCGTCAAGAAACATATCTACATGATTCCGTCCGATGAGACAAGCGACAAGAACATCTACAAGGAGTATGTATATACTGGCGATGTTTCCGCTGCCTATGACGAGAGTAAGTGGGAGCAACTGGGCGAATACAAGGGTAGCATAGACCTCTCAGACTATGCCAAGAAGACCGATGCCGTCAGTGCTATCGGCACACCTACGACCACAGCGACAAACGTAAGCATCCCTTACACCAAGGCAGACGGCACACAAGGAACGGCAGTTCTCCTTCCTACTGCCACAACAACAGCCGCAGGTCTCATGTCGGCTACAGACAAGACCAAGCTCAACGGTCTCAGCAACTATACTCTTCCAAAGGCTACCACCACGGTACTTGGTGGTATTATGCTCGGTTATTCCGCAACAGGCAAGAACTATCCTGTGGATGTCGATGCAAACGGCAAGGCATACGTCAATGTTCCTTGGGAGAACACCACCTACCAAGTGGCTTCATCCTCTGTTGACGGCTTGATGTCAAAGGAAGACAAGTCTAAGCTTGACGCAGTGGCTGAGAGTGCTACGGCAGACAGTGCAATGTCAGACGAGGACATCGAGGCTGCTATCGCAGACGCATAAAACAAATTGTTTCATTTGTCCTCCTCTTTGCAACATAAGGGGAGGATTTATTTTAAAATTTGAAGATTATGAGTAAATTTTTAGATGCGGCAGGACTTACCAAGGTAGTGAAAACGTTGAAGAAATGGTGTAATGAGAAATTCCTTCTTTCATCGTTGTTGAGCAAAGGAAGTGGAGACAATAGCTTGCAGATGAATAGCTGCAATGCAAAAGGAGTAGGTTCTTTTGCAGAAGGTTTGTTTAGTAATGCAAATGGTGACTATTCTCATGCTGAGGGTAGTAATAGTAATGCAAATGGTGACAGTTCTCATGCTGAGGGTGAAAACACTTCTGCAAGTGGAAATTCTTCACATTCAGAAGGTGCTGATACTATAGCAAATGGTTTTGCCTCACATGCACAAGGGGCTTACAACAAACCTTCAAAACATACGATTCATCAAATTGGTATAGGAAGTGGTGGCTATAGTAGAAAAAACGCTGAGGAAATCTATTGTAATCTATCGGGCGATTCTGTGGTGGATAATGAAAATAACGGCTGCAAATACCTTATTGGTCTTGGTGGATATGATGGCACTAATCTTTTTACAGACAGTAATGGTACGCAACTAAATAAAAAAGTGAAGTCAGTGCAAGAAGTCATTAAGACCATACAAGAAAATATAGACAAGTTTCCTTTTGATTATGTTCAATTTGATGAAGAAAACATAAAACTTTATTTGACAACTTCACTTGACCTTGATGGCAATGATTTTTCATGTGTAGATATTTATGCCTCTCGTATCATCAAGAATGATGGCACATCCAATCAGTTGCTTGTGGCAGACGGCTCTGTTCTTAACGCAAACACCCTTGCCAGGAAGATAGATACTATAGAATATATGGAATTTAAAGTAGGTGCGGATAGTGGTGCTATGAATATATATAAAGTATCACAACCTAAACCTAATGTAGTATTTTTTGATGGTGCTACTACATCAAGTGCTGGTCTTATGACAGCATCCGATAAAACCAAACTTAACAGTACTGCAACGAAACCGATGGTTTGTAACGGAAGCCTTCCTGCGGACATAGGGCATTACAGCCACCTTGTCGTTATCAACACTGGAGGCGGTCATGGAGACATAAACCTAAGTGGTGGTACATACGAAGACGGAGACATCGTGGAAGTGCTACCGCTTGGCAGCGGATGTAGTGCTTCTTTCAGTGGTTACATTTTCTACGGATCAGAGCAAAATCACAGTGTCGGTATTTCAAGCAGCGTTGGCAGTGCGAGGTTTATCTACTATAATGGTGCTTTCTATTGTACCAATAGTGTTCAGGAAGGCTCGGGTGGTTTTAGTATAGTATGACGATGCTAGGTTCACACAACTCCCTTACATACCTAAGACCAAGGAAGTGGTGGCAAGTGCCCTTTCACTTCATGGCTAGGTGCCAGGGAGTAAACTATATGGAGCAATACGAGAAATACGGAGTGAGACTCTTCGACCTAAGGGTATGGCTTGATGACAACCTCAATATGGAAGTCAGACATGGCTTGATGGCGTTCAAGTCAAGCACAACTTTCGTGGTGGATTTCTTGCAGTATCTCAATGGCAAGGGGGATTGTTATGTGAGGATAATCCTAGAGGAGGACAATTTCACCAAGAAAGACAAGCAGGTAACGTTGAAGGAGGAACAGTTTAAAAATCTCTGTGGCATCTGGGAGTGCCATTTTCGACGCATTCGTTTTTTTGGTGGCAACAGAAAGTATGATTGGAAAGTTCTCTATCATTTCAAGGGTGCAGAGCCAACCCTCGATGATAAGTATTCATCTACCACTTCCCTCTTCGAGTCTGACAGCCGTTTCTTGGCAGTCCTTGATGACTTGTTTCCTTGGTTGTATGCTAGGTTGAACAATAAGAGGAACTTCCGAAAGGGTACGGATAAGGATTGCTTGTTTGTGGACTTCATAGACATAAGGTAAGCATATTGTTAGTTAACTTTCAAATTTTCTAAAAAACAACAGTATGAAAGATTGGACTGGAAACGGAAAGAGTATGTTCGTGACGTTGGGAGCATCCAACCACACGGACAAGGAGCGTGAGAGCAATGACTTTTACGCTACCGACCCTATAGCCATAGACAAGTTGGTAGGTGTCATGTCACTTCCTCACAAGATATGGGAGTGCGCTTGTGGCACAGGTTGCTTGTCGGAGCGACTGAAACACTTCGGGCATGAAGTAATATCCACCGACCTTGTAAACAGGGGATATGGGGGGATAAGAGACTTCTTGAAAACAGAGGAAATGCCAAATGGGTGTACTTGCATCCTTACCAATCCGCCATACAAGTATGCCCTGGACTTCATCAAGCATAGTCTAGACCTTCTTCCAGAAAATGGTCTTTGCATCATGTTTCTAAAGACCACCTTTTTGGAAGGACAGAAGAGATATGATGAGCTGTTCAGCAAGAATCCGCCTCATTATGTTCTGCAATTTTCCAGAAGGGTGCTCTGTGCGAAGAACGGAGAGTTTCAGAGGATGAAGGATGGTGGAGGAAGCGCAGTAAGTTATGCGTGGTTTGTATGGAAGAAGGGGTATCAAGGTAATACCGTTATTAAGTGGATATGATGGAAAGAATATGAGGTGATGGTGGATTTTGTTTCATTGTCACCTCTTAGTATATGTGCTTTGTCTGTGATTTAACTTTCAAATTGTAAGAAAAACGCAAATTTACCCCCCCCATTTTGTGATAGATAGTAACTGTTTGTATAGTTTAACACAATATTTAGACTAGATATTTGCAAGATAGTGAGAATTTTTTTATAAATTTGCGAAAACTAATCATTTAATCAGTCTAAGAAAATACGATGAACAAAGAAGAAAAAGAAATCAAGACCGCATTGCAACGTATCGTAAACTTTGGCGGTCGAAGAAAGAGAGTGGAGAAATCCCTATGGAAAGCCAAGTGGTTGCCGGTTCTTGTCATGTTGGTAAGATGGTATGGCACGTTTGACTTCTATTCAAATCCTAGGGAAATATTCATGGACTACCGTGAGAATGAGTTTTGCGTGATGTGGTTCTACACCATCGCCTACATTTTCTTACCCTATTACATGTGGGATAAGGCGGTCACCCATGAGCTTTGTTTCCGATGGAAGATACCTATGGTGTATCTTTTCTCACTTAACGTGGAGCATCTTTTCTATGACTCCATCATTATCACCATGGATATGGTTTATTTCGATTTCATCCTCATTGGTCTAACCTTATTATTGTATGTCTATGTTGGAATCAAGCGAATATAGGATAGTGGCAGCGAGCCTTCGGACTTTGGCAGACCAAGCCGAGGCAGAGGCTAACGCCATAGACAATGGCGAGCCACGTAGTTGTGGAATCAAGGGCGTTGACATGGAATTGATAGTGTTGCAACTAGCCATGTTGAACGATGGAACAATCAACAAGGGCATGGTGGCTGAGATATTAGGCAAGTCTCCTCGCATGGTGGAGAAATATGTGGCAGACGGAACGATACCGCAAGGCATGGAGGAGAAGCATGGGCATGCCCAGCGTTGGAATCGTGCCTTGATAGAGTATATCGCCAACAAGAAGCGATTCTTTCGCAAGCAAGCGAAGAAATATGGCTTGTTGTAAGGAGAAATAAATGCAGGATAGGGGAAGTTCTTGGTGGACTTCCCTTATATTTTGTAGTTGAGGCTTTTGGCTTCGCCGTTTAACGAAATCGCTAGGTTCTGATAATCTGTGAGTTAAACAATCTTTGGGTAAGTTATCATCATGTTGCTATTTATTCCTTAATTTTGCCGTCGTAATCGGTTACATGTGTGTTATCATTATTGTTTAACTTTTTATTCTTTAGGAATTATGGCAGAAGAAGTAATCAAGACCACTTCCTGTTGCAATGACGCAATGATGGGTGGTATGCTAGGAGCGATGGCAAATCGCAACAACAATGACCCTTTGGCATTGATGGCGGCTATGCGTGACCGTGACGATGCCGACATGTGGAACAATCCATTTGCCTACATGATGATGATGGGCGTGATGAAATGGATGTACGGTGACAACTGGAACAACCGTGACAACGGCGCAGACGTTCAACGTGCGGAGATTCAGAGCCAGATAGAGAGCCTTCGCAACCAGATGGCTGACAACCAGAACAGTAACTTGTTGCTGGGTGCCATCCAAGGCAACGGCAACGACTTGAAGATGCTTGCCAGCAACTTGAACTGTGACTTTAACGCCTTGCAGACTTCCGTCTGTGGCATCCAAGCTGCAATTCAGCAGGTAGGCGGTCAGGTAGGGTTCAGCGCAGAACGTGTCATCAACGCCGTGGAGCGTGGTAACTTGAACCTCATTCAGAACTTGAAGGACTGTTGCTGCCAAACGCAACAGCACATTATCAAGATGGGGTACGAGAACCAGCTAGGGCAGAAGGACATCATCAACAACATGCAGCGAGGCTTCGACTTCAACAATAGAAGTGTCGAGAGAGCGGCATCGAGTCTTGGCTATCAGATGAGCACCGACAAGTGTGACATCATCCGTGCAGGTGAGAATAACGCACAGCGAATCATCGATACCTTGAACGGTCATTGGAGACAGGAGCAAGCCGACGAGATTCAGGACTTGAAGTTTAAGAACTCCCAGTTGCAGCAGAACCTTTTCATGTACAACCTCTATAACGGCGGTTGTGGATGTGGCGCAGCCATGGGAGGCGGTTATCAGTAATGTCGTATGAAACAGAAGCGTAGTATGAACAAAATATCTCCAGTAGGTTTGTCTGCTACAGCGTTGGTAGCAAACCAAGTTTCAGTTTTGGCGACTTTCAGCGAGAGACTTTGCCGACCATTCTGTGTGACATCGACCGTACAACCTCAGGCGACCATCACGTACAGGTATGAGACCCCTTATTTAAACGGAACGACCGTGTTTGTTCCAATCGTGGCGACCATATCCATCATAACGCCAACAAGCGTGCGCAACGTGACGAGGGCGCAACCGATGATTTACTCAGAGCGGTTCGTGGCGGCTTTCCAAGGTCAGACGGCACTTCCTACGGCGGTGACAATCACCAGTGTCGGCAGGATGCAACAGGCGAACGATGTGGTGTGTGGCAAGGCACGTGTGCTTGACATACACGATTCCCTAACAGTAGCATTGACTACAGCTTAGTATCGAACATAGGGGGAAATGGTGGTGTTGAGGCTACCGTTTCCCTCGCCGAATCACAACTTAAAAATAGAAGACTATGTTATTCAAGGACTTGAAGAGCGGTTTCCCTGTCCATCTGTTTGATAGGGCGACCCGACAATATAAGCAGGGCAAGGTGATGAGCGTAAGCCCACCTCACCCCGACATGGACACCACCAAGAAGCCTAGCATGATGCCACCCATGCCAGGGATGCCGAACTACAACAAGTTGTATGTAGATGTTTGCGTACAGACGGAGGACGGCAACCAAAACACCTACTTGGTCGTAGATACGGAGCAATCGGCGTACCACAACACCTTGGTCATCTCCTGTAGCAAGGAGAACATCATCAATGAGGTGAACGCATTAAAGACGCAGGCTGAGGATGTGCTTGGCAAGGTGCCAGAGTTTGAGAAGACCGTGGAGGACTGCAACAAACTGTTGGAAACGCTCGACACCTCGTTTCGTGAGCAACAGGCAACCGACAAGAGATTGTCGAAGTTGGAGGAGGGAATGGCAGAGCTCCTCAAATTTGTCAAATCAAAAACGTAAGACTATGAACTTATTGGAGCTAATCAAGAAATACCAAGCCGACGCAACGGACGAACAGATGTTGGCCGTGACCAAGGTAATCGGCGAGTTCGTGGCGATACACGCCACGGAGGATGAATTGCTAAAGCTGTACAAGGACATTTACGGAGTGGTCGGCAACGGACACTTCAACGACTACTTCGCCGAGGCTCAAATCAAGAACATGCGATTTGAGGACGAGAAGGGAGTGGAACGACATGCGCCGTACTTCACCGATGCAAGGACATTGGAGATATACGAGACCGTGAAGGACGAGGTGCGCCCATATAACCAACACGACTTCGCCGTGGTGCTGAACATGGTCTATAGCGACAACCACAATCTGCTGAGCAAGTGGTTTCCAGAAGCCACGGACGAGCAGATGACCGACAAGGTGGTTGACATGGCGGTCAGTTGGCTCAATGACGATGATAACCCATACGGCAACTGCAAGGCGTGGGGCTACTTCAACCACAAGTGAGATAACCATAACACCTAAAGGACAGAATAAGAAGACTATCGAATGGGAACGCAGCCATGGGAAGGGCTTGCGTTCCCTTTTTCGTCATGAGTTGCGCAAATTATCACAAATGGGAGTGGATAATCCGCTATATTTGCATTGTGACCACAACGGAGTGGGTACGTAACAAAACAAGAAGGTATGAATGATATTCGTAGTTATGTCGTAATGGCGATTGGGGCGGTGCTTGCCATGCTAAGCCCCATCATGGACTTTATCTTTGCCATGCTGTTGCTCCTGGGGCTGAATTTTATATTCGGCCTTGTGGCTGCACGGCTCAATGGCGAGAAGTGGGATTGGAAGAAGGCAGGGATGTGCTTCATCTTTGCCGCCGTGTTCTTCGTGATAGTGGTGAGCATCTTTGTTATTGGCAAGTGGCTGCACTGTGACGATAGGGCGGTGAGTGCCGTGCAATATGTATGTTGGGCGACCACATACTTCTTCGGTACGAACATCTTGCGGAACTGGCGCAACATCTTGAAGCCTGACTCTACATGGTACAAGTTGGTTGACTTCCTGTATTACATCTTGTCGGCGAAGTTCATAGAGGACATACCGTATTTCAAGAGTTACCAGGAGTACAAGAGAAAGGAATCGAACGACAAACCAAACACAGAGAACCATGACGATAACGAAGGAACACCTGACGGCAATAATGCCTAATGCCAAGAGCAGGGCAGAGCAATACATCGGTTACATCAACGGCTATGCCAAGGAGTTTGGAATCACAACGCCCTTGCGCATGGCTCACTACTTGGCTCAGATAGCCCATGAGAGCGAAGAGTTACGATATACAAAGGAGATAGCGAGTGGAAAGGCATACGAGTGGCGTGCCGACCTAGGGAACACCCACAAGGGCGATGGCGTGCGCTACAAGGGGCGTGGGTTGATACAGATAACAGGTTGTGCCAATTATCAGGCATATGCCCGATATTGCGGCTTTGACGTTGTAAGCAACCCCGAACTACTCGAGAGACCCCTCGGGGCGGTTCGCTCATCCATGTGGTACTGGTGCACGCACGGCTGCAACGAGCTTGCAGACCAGAACGATATACGCAAGGTGACACGAAAGATAAATGGTGGTTACAATGGTCTGGAGGACAGAAAGAAATATCTTGAAAGGGCAAAGAAAACATTGGGAATAGCATGAGACTGAGACATATCATATACTATATTGGAATATGGATGATGTTCCTGTTCATCCTGTTCCTTACGAGTTGCAGGACACGGACTGTGGCGATGGACAGATATGTAGCCTACGACCGAACCAGCAGCCACACAGACACGACCTTGCAGAGCCGTTTCATCCAAGCGTTCGAGCAGATGGCGAGATACCAGAGCAGCCTACGTGAGGCGAGCGTGAGGGAGACGAGCCAAGTGAAGGACAGCGTATCTACCACGGTGGATGCCGATGGAAAGCCGATAAAGACCGAGCGTTGGCATTCGGAAGTGACCAACAAGGAAAGCAAGGAAACGACCAAACTGAGGGATTCTGTATCGGTGCTGAGGCAGACGGTGGACAGTTTGCAGGAGTTGCGAGCTAGCAAGGATTCCTTACTGGTTGCTAGCAAGGATTCTATCAACGAGTTGAGGAAGAACGTGACCACGTTCCTGGAACGGTGTGACACCTTGGAGAAGTTGCTGGGTGTGCCTATCGTCCTGTATGTAGTATCGATAATTGTATTCTTTGTTTGGAAAAAGTGTAAAAATAGCTTATGAATACAATAAAAATAAATATATTAAAGAAAAGCGTAATGGGAGTTGTCGAGGGGTTGACAACAACCATTGCTGCGCATAATCCAGATGTGGATTTTGAAACTATCTGGGCGAGTGATAGCGAAGAGCCAAAACTTGACATATACTATAGGGAAGCCATTACAGACTTGGAAAATGAACTGTCTAGTTTCTCTGCGTCAACAATGGAAAAGTTTGACCTTCAATCCTTGGCTGATGATTTTAGTTTGGTAATAGAGACTTTGGCCTATTGGCCAACTCGATTGTCTGGACTTCTGACCAATCAGATTCAAAACTATCTTGTTCATGCAGTCATGTCTGGTTGGTTGTCTGATTTTCCTGACATAAAGGCAATGGACTATGCCTCTATGGGTGTTTCTGATTTGCAAGCAGTCAAGGAAATTTTATTGAAGAAAGATTTCACGTTTTTAGAAGATGCTAGGCATGAAGACGGTGGACTTAAAAATGTGCTTTTGGAAAGAGACTTGGCAAATCGTGACGGTGATTCTGATGCAAAGTCTGATGTCGGTCAACGATTTTTTGATAGAGAGAAGGAGGGGGAGAAAAAAGATGGCAATAAATTAGATTCTTTATCTCGTTTGGGTGATGGAAGAAGTAAGGGGGACAATGTGACGGTGGTTTCGAGTAGGTCGAAGGATTTTGCTCGACAGCACTTTCGACATGAAAAGGTGGATTGGAGTGGTGGAAGACCACCTTATAGGTTAAAATAATACTTTTCAAAACAAGCAGCAATTATGGATAAAAAGGAAATTACGTTAAAGTTTGACTTGGGGCAAGTATGCAATGATATACTTGCTAGGTGCTATGTTGTAAGCCAAAGTTTGGTGGAGGATGCGCAAAAAGACATTCGGGCAGCGATAGAAAGTCCTGATGCAAAGGAAACTCAGAGCATAATTAACCGTGCTGTCACGGAAGCTTTTGGAAATTTAAAGATTGCGGCACAACGATATTTGACCGTTGGACGTACAGAAGACAACAACAACTTGGAACGATTGGTTAATAGAGTCAATTCGTATTCTTACATCGACAATAAAAACGGTACTTGGACGGAAGTTGTAAAGGTTACCAAAGATGGAGAAGTTTCAGAAGAGACAACCATCGTAACCAAGAAAGGTGAGGAACGTGATGAAACAATCTATGAGGTGGTTACCCTTGTCTTGTATATTCCAAATTGGAATATCGCTGTGACAGATGGTTTGAAGAGCCACATGCACCGCTATATTGTAGATTATGTGATGAGCCAGTTCCTACAAGACCAATATGCGGACAAGGCTGGACAGTATGCCCAAAGGGTGGCTGATGACTATGGAAACATTCAGTCAGACCTCCTAAGTCGTGACAACTACACGATGAGACGCCCAAGATTTTCTTGATGACTTCATTGTTAGTTTAGGTGTTTATGGAAAAGCCCTCGCCCCTTTGAGAAATCCTTGGAGACGAGGGCTTGTTTCGTCTATATCTTGCCGAACTTGCGGACGAAGTTGAGGCGAGTTGCCATGTATTGCGACTTGGCGAGCATCCTCATGAAGATGCCGATGCGGAAATATCGGTAGCTCTTGGTAGCCATGTAGTTGGACTTGTAACCTCCCACACGACCGATGTAGTGCCAGTTTTGGTTGTCGTTGCTCCCAAATAGCCATAGTATAGGTGCAGTGCTTGCTGTTTGCGAATGTATGTAACCTGTAATGGCATTGGGGCATTCGTCTTCGTCAAACTTCAACGTACGTGTAACAATGATACCGTCATGTATGCTGTTGTCAGATAAATCATATCCTTTGTCAAGGCATGTGACGCTTCCGTCACGAAACTGGATGTATGGATGTGGGTATGAGTTGATGGCGGTGAGTACATTTTGAATAAGAAATGTGTTCCATGCCCCATCTCGGATGGAATAGCATAATGCCACCGTGTCTGCATCAGAGCTTTTTCCCTTGGTGTTTATATCCAGGCAGAAGATTCGTGAGTTCTTGTAATCGTAGATGACTTGGCATCTTTGAAAGAAATCTATAGGGTATTCTGCAAAGTCCATGAGTTGCAAGACTCGTTCTCTTGTCTTTAGTTCTTCTTCCGTACATTCTTTTTCTTCCGCAAAAAAATCATATAATTTACTTAGAGTGTTTTGTATGGATAAAGATGGACCGTCCAACATGTCTGACATGGAAACTACCTGTGATTCTACAACCTTGCTCAGAGAGCGGTTGGTGGCAAATATTACCGATTGGTCTAATTGGGTAATTGAGTTGTTGTTGGAGCACACTTCCCTAGAAATCGGGTGTATGCCTGAGTACGTTCCTGTTGATGAAACGTCGAGAGCCCAAATGCCATCGGTAGAGAATGCGATGAGTGGAAATTGTCCGAACTGACCTTGACTGAGTGCCCTGGTAGTAGTAGCAATCCCTTGGATTGTTCCTATGCCTACGGTATTTATTCCGTTTACAGGGAAAGAATAGGGGTTGTCTGCCTCGGATGTGTAAATCTTGGAAGCCTGTTCCACGATGTCATCCTTTGTGTATTCGAAACTGGAAATCTCGTATTGCTTATAGTCCTCCGTGAAGAAACTGAGTTGCATGGCACCGTTTAGCTCGGAACATTCCGTGAGCTTGAAAGAGAACATTCGCATTGTTGATGAACTGGTATAGTCATCAACATATCCAAAGAATACCATTTGTGTAGCTCTGGAATCTGGATAAAACTTGGAGGTGTTGGCAAGTCCTAGCAAATCCATGCTGAAATTCTTTATGCACTCCACGATTTTTCTTCCTTCTGTAGTCTCAATGACTGTAACAATCTTTCTGACGCTTATAGTGTCATTGTTTCCTAGTCCGTAAAATGGAAAAAAGTAATTGCCAATCGGGAACATGGAACTGTCGAAGCCATTGAACAGTTTTTCCCTTATGTTGTATGCGTTGACCCTATGGTTATAGACAAACACCCCATCAGGGTATATTTCATTGTGACTTTTGTAGTCATCCTTCATCTGCTGTTGAAGCGCAAGGTTTTCCAACACGGACTTATCTATCTTTAATTCAGTTTCCACTAAAGGAAAATCATCAGGATTTTCCAAGTCCAATGAGGCGATTTTGTAAAATGTAGATGTATCGGCAATTTTCTTGCAATAAGTCTCGTCATCAGTAGAGGGAACATTAACCATGGCTATTCCGCAGAACATTTTCCCCTCAGTTCTTTCGTATTTCCCAGGAGCACCATCCCAGGAGTAATCCCTAGACCAAAAGCTATTGGCGAGAAATGCTTTAAGGGAATAATTTTGCTGCTTTGTAATTACACTTGTTATTTTTTGAGAAGTGTCAACTTTTGTTATGGGAGGCGTGACGTAGATGTCGATGGCTTTCACGACATTTTTCCATTTGTTTAGCTGTGCGTAACTTCCTGTAGGGCTAGATATGTATTTATAAGTCAATGCCACGTTTCTAGGAACATACATAAATGTAGCATTGCCTGTTTTTATCGTATGCACATTTCCGTCCTTGTCTTGTCGGTTATATGCGATTTTGTCGTTGTTTATGTTTATGGTACTTATGTCTGTAATTCTGTTGTAAGCGTCCAAATTAAACCAGTTGACATCCTCTATGTATTCATGTTTGTGGCTTTTTATATTGTATTTCTTGCCACGGAATGATTCAAAATTCATGGAGAAGACATTGTAATTTCCAGGAAAGGAAACTGGCATGAAAACAGGTGCGGAGTACAATATGGTGGAGCCGTCATATAGCCTATAACAATATCTGACCATGAAGTTGGCATAGAACTTGCCGTTCTTTGCAATGAGATTGTTGGTTCTGTTAATCAAAGCCCATACGGACTGTGTGACATCAGATTGTTTGTCGGTCTTGACCTCCGCTATTGTGTCGCCTGGCTTGTAAGAACTACTGTCGAGTTTGTTGAATGTGTCGGCGGCAGTAGCGGTGAATACCTGAAACGCTACGTCAAAGCCAGCGGAAGACCCCTCCACGTCAGCCCCTCCTGTCTCATAGCTCTCGCTGTAATTTTTACTGAGTCCAAAAGAAAGGTTTATGAACGGCGGATATGTTCCAAGGTATTCATAGGCGTTCTTGTTCCACAAGGAATGGTGCATACCGTCGGAAGCTATAATAATCAAGGTGTTTCCTACGGAATTGATGTCCTTGATTATTACATCTTTGTCGAACTGTCTAATCACCCCTCCGTATGTCCCTTCCTTGTCAAACCAATGGAGGGAATGGTCGTCTTCTGAAACAGACTTGGTGATGAAGTGTTTGTAGCTACTCGACTCATGTATGTAAAGCAAAGTGGTGACAGTGCCGTCGGAAAGGCAAAGTTTGTTGGATAATGTTGTTCCTGTGAGGATGGAAGGGCGCAGTGCGCCGTCGTGCAGCTCCAAGTTGCCGCACAAAGACAACGCACCGTTCTCGACCGCCATTTCATCAGGTGTGAGGCTCAACCCCTTGAATCTGATTAATTGTTGCATGCTTGTATGTTGTTATAAAAAAATGAAGAATCTATCTATAATGTTCCTTGTCGCACCTATTGATGAAAGCCAGCGCAGGGTAGGATGTATCTCCTATCTGTATGCTTTCCACTTGTCTGGAGACAACCAAATCAACTTCCTTGGCGGCTATCGGCATATTGTAGATAACCATGAACAGGTACTTTGCCGTTGCGGTACTGTTGCCGTGGAGTTGTCCTGGCCTTCCAGAGAGTCTGATGGCGTTCTCGATGTCTCCACACTTGATGATGTAGGTCTGCGAACCACGACTGACGAAGGAGAGGAAATCGCCAGGACGAAGCCCCAGCAGCTTGCAGGGAGCGGAGCGAAGGGTAATGCGACCGTTGACGTTGATGGAGAGTCCACGCTTCTGTTGGCGTGGACGGTTGAGGATGATGACATCATTCGTTTCCATAGGCGGTAGGTTTGTTGTACCAGAATCGCAAATAGTCGTTCTCTGCATCCGTGTTCCTTACCTTGACGTACTCACGTGTGACCCAGAAGTGTTGCTTCTTGCGCTCGGGGTGCAGGTTGTAATCGACCATCATCATGGCAGGTTGCACATGACCATCGAAGGTTATCTCATACCAGTAGCGGCGCAGGAAGAACCACGGACGGCGGCGTACCTCCTGTATGGTGGTGCTGTTGGAGATTTCCACACGACATGGTACAATCGCCCAGCTTCCATCGTTCCATAGTTCACGTTTTGTTTTATCGTTGGAGAAGGACTTTTGGATTTTCACTATCTGGCAGAAATCATTGGTGAAGATGCGTGCCATCTTGCCATGGCAGAGCATGACGTGGCGACCTTTCTTGTCGGGGAGCAATTCACGCTTCTTTCCGTCCTTGTTGATGACGCATACGGTGGATAGGTACTTTCTACTAGCCATTGTGAGGCAGTCGGGGAGTTTCGCCTTGGCGTGCATACGGTCTATGACCGCTTGCATCTTGTCGAACGCCTTCTTGTTGAAGACCTTCTTCTGTTGCTGAGGCTGTTCCTCGGTCTTGGCATCGGCGGTTTTCTTCTCACGTGCCTTCTTGACCTTCTCACGCACTTGCTTGGACGTGGGTACTTCGAGGACGTGACCAGTCTTCTTGTCAATCTTGTAATTGGGCTTTTCTTTCTTCATAGCTATACATTATTATATATTGTCGGTATTCTTGCAGATAATCTCGAACACATGCTTGTTGCAGATGTCGCTTCCGTTTGCCATCTTGTGACAGAAGTTGCAAGGTATTCCCTTTCTGTGGAAGTCGCAATGGTAGCATTGCAAAAGTTCTTTTTCCTTCTCCTTGCGTGGAACGGCACGCACGATGTATGCGAAATGGTCGTACAGTTGTCCAGGAACAACGAAACTAGCCTCTCTCAGCGAGGGGAGCTTGTAGCCCATGCGCTTGATGAACCAGAGGCGCAGGTAAATGAGGTATCTCTTAATCTTTTTCATGTCGCTAAGTTACATGTTTTAAGTGGGGTAGTGTTGATAAGTTGCGCAACTCGGTTACGTATAGCCGAATTGCGCCAAAGATGGTTACTTGTTGTCGCCCTTGTCACAGACGTTGATGCTCACTTTCAAGTCATGCTCGAACACGTCCATGATTTTGGTCTCGATGAGGCTCTTGATTTCATAGTCTATCATGGTTTTGCCCATGACGGTGTCCACGTATCTTCTTGCACGCTCCAGTGACTTGGCTTGAACAAGGAAGTTGTTGTAGGAGCGTTTTTCCTTCTGTGTCTTCTCGTCGATGGTGATGAAGGCTAGCTTCGCCTTGAACCAAAGGTCATCATCGTCGATGTCGGAGAAGAATATCTCCCCATACTTGGCAGGGTCGATGTTGACGATTTTCAACTCACCAGACACATAGACGCTCATTTCTTCTAAGATGCGTGCCTCTGCCTCGGTGAAGGAGAGGGCATCCACGGTGTATGCCTCCAGTACAGGCTTTTCCGTTCCGTCTTCCTGTGTCTTCTCGTACTTCACCTTGCACTCGAACCATGTTCCTGTGCGTGAGCGCAATGATTTACCGTCACCCTTGTTGGTGAACTTCTCCTTTGCAGGAGCATCTTGTTTCTTTTCCATAATCTTATGATTTTTGATTGTTACTGTATGTATCATTTCTTGACCTCCTTGTATTCCTTGGCTATGAAGTACATGGTGCCAGGACAGGCTGGATTCCTGAGGTGGTCGTTAAGCTCGATTCTCGCCATCTGCTCGTCGGTGTTGTCGAAGATGCTCCTTGCCTCCTTGGCGTTGGGGAATCTCTCCATGACGTGCCAGACGATACGCTTGCCTTCCTTGATTGCCAACTCGTCGAACCACTTGACCAGCATCTTGTCAACCTTGGATTCCCCATCCTTGATGGACTTGAACCAAGCGTTGATTTTCTCCTTGTCGGCATCACGTTTCTTCTTCTCGGCGAAGTAGAGCTTCGTGGTGGTGCGTAGTTGCGCCACCTCCAGAAAGAACTTGCCGTTCTCGTTGTCGGGAACATCGGATGCGTTCGCCTCCATGATGGTCTCGTCCACTCGCTTTTCCAACTCGATGGACTGTTTGAGGGCGTACTTGTTCCGTGTTCTCCAGAACTCCTTCTGTGACGTGCGCATGGCACTCACTAGCTTGTGGAATGCTTTTGCTGATTCTTCACTCATTTTATTCCCAGTATTTTCTTTAGTCTGTTGATTCTCTTTACCTCTGATGGAACGAGGTTTCCTTCATCGTCCGTCTTGCAGAGCAGGGTGAGCTTGGATAGTCCGTTGCTCACCTTGACGTACTTGTAGTGTGCGTCCTTCTCCCTCTCTGTGATTCGGATTCTCGCCTCCTCAATCTTTTTCCTCGCCTGTTCCTCTCGGGAGACGTTGGCGACTTGGTTCTGTATTCTATTACCCATGGTGCTATAGGTTGATGAAGTCTTCCACGTCTATGTAGTCGATACCGAAATTTTCGGCACATTTCTTGTCTGAGTCGGAGAACTGCCCTGGTTTGCCACTGGCATCCCCAATCATGACCATTTTTTCCTTGGACGGTTTGTTTGGGAAGTCCGCTAGGATTCTCTCCAGCATTCCAACGTTTGGTTTGCGGAGAGGGTCATCCTTGTCGGTTGATGTGCAGTACCATCCATCCACATCGGGGATTCCGTCTTGTTGCTTGCCCACAAAGTAAGCACGTAAGAACTGCATGATGCTTTGGAACTTTGCCCAAAAATCGTGTATTGAAACATACTCTGGTATTCCCCCTTGGTTCGTCACGATGCCGATGACCTCAAGCTTGGTGAATACCTTTGTGATTTTGTCAAGCACTTCCTTTCTGATTCGAAAGTCGGTGCAGTCCTCGGGGAACGTCTTGCCCGATACCGTCTTGATTAGCGTGCCGTCCAAGTCGATGAACAACACTGTCTTCTTGCTTAATTTTTCCATTGTCTGTAAGTTTAGTTTCTTCAAGGCTCTTAGCCTCTTGTTCTTTTTACTGTTGTACTTTTTGTTGGCTTTGATTCTCTCGGCGTTGGCTTCCCTGTAGATAGCCATCTGTGCCAAAAGATGCTCCTTGTGCTCACGGTAGTACTTCTTGTGGTACTCTCGTATCTCCTCGTCAGTCTTCTTACGTCTTCCCATCAGAGCCTCCTTTCTTTGGCAAGAGGTCTTCGATGTATAGCCAACGAGTGACACAATTCTGTTCTACATATTCTTTCCAATCGTAATATGTAATGTCAAAATCAGCAATATATTCTACAGAATAGCACTTTTGAGAAAACCCATCAGATGTGTATGTGGATTCCACTAAAATATCTCCATTTATAGGCTCTTCCTTTGCATCATGCCACAAGTCCTTCAAGAATTGCTCGATTGCCCAGTGAGCACCTCTTGTGAATAGTTCTCTGTTGGTTTCTTCCCTATCTTTACCTAAATCAATGGCATAATATTCATCAGCACATGCGATTGCAGCTTTTTCTATCTGTTTGTCTGTTATAATACTACTTAAATTTAATGATGAAAAATTCCTTATCTAGCCACTTGTAAGGGCAAAGTCCTTTCTTTGGCTTGCCGATGGTTATGCCCATGATTTCCTTCTCGATACGTGGCTTGTCGTCTCCATATCCGTTGATGAAGAGGACGTGAGTGTAAGGACGGTAAAGCGCCTTTCCACAATACGTTTCTGCCACCACATCGTAAACTACTTCACAATTAGTGGTCAGACGTTTAATCCAATACGGCTTAATCTCCCGATACTCCTCCTTCTTTTCGTTCGACACGATTTTGTCAAACCACTCCTTCTTGACCGATAGGGTCAGTACTTTCTTTTCCATATTTAAAATGCTTTAGTTAATTCACTACATGCCCTCTTCCTCTCAGCAGCTCTACCTCGAATTTCTCTGAGAGTAGGCTTGAAGTCTGACTTATGGCAACCACACTGCCCAACACGAAACCAATAGTCTATCTTTCTTAGGTTGACAGGCTTGGCGTTGGTGAAACTGTACTTTCTCATCCTTCCACCTCCTCCCAGTCATTTGCGAGAATATCCTCAGAATCTTTGAAAACACAAGGAAAGAATTTTCCATCGCATACAGCCACAATAGTCTCAGAGACAATATGGATATAAGCTCCACATTCTTCCCATATTACCCTTCTCACTTTCTTCCCTTCCTTCATTCTTCTCAGAGCCTCCGAGAAGTCAAATGTTTCCTTGCTCATAGCTACAACTCCTCCATTAATCTTGTTATTCTCTTATATTGCTTTATGATGGGAGCATTGAACATAGCCGTCTTTACAACATAAATCCCATTTGGCTTAATAACACCTACGAGCTGAGGGTTTGCCCATATACCGCTAACGTCTATGCGGTAAGCTCCTTTATCACACGAAACCAGATAATAGATTTCCGTGTCGATATTATTGGCAGTTCCTCTTGTCTCTACCATCTTATCAACAGAGAACACTCTAATCGTATCATAGAGATATTCTTCTCCATTTGTATGGTTCTTACTTCTGCTGCAAGATGCAAGCAACAGGGTAACGAATGTAAATAAAATCAATTTCTTCATAAATGTTTCCTTGCTCATAGTTTACTATTATTTTTGGCACACCATTTGTTATTTCATTATGCAAGCGGTGATTTTGCCGTGAAACTTCTAAATATATATTGTATGGGTAAAAGCAAAACAATTACCCTTAGCCGCAGTGCTAAGACTGGTCAGTTTGTTTCTCAGAAGTATGCTGACTCTCATCCTGCAACGACTGTGACTGAGCATCGTCAGAAAAAGTCGTAAGAAACTTCTCTACTTTTGTAGAGATGTAACCAATCAAGTAGGCATAGGCTTCATCACTTGCAAGAGTAAGTCTTATGCCTACTTTCTCCATCAAAGCATTGGCTGCATGGAAAATCTCATGTTGTAATGTACCTTTCTCTTCTGGTGTTATGGGAGGTTTAGGCATCCATAATACTATTTGCCCACTTTCAAGTAAACAAGTTCTTGCCAATGTAATGCCACCCTCAACATTACCAAACAATTCCTTAGCTTTCTGAACATCTTCATTGCGAAGATACTCACTAAGTTTGTCTAACAAGCCACTTATCTGCCCAAAATACACCATAATATGTGTATTATATAAGTCGATATTGATTATCTCAAAATGTTCCATGTTTCTTCTTTTTACGTTCTAACTTTCTTCTTTCTCTTCTAGTGAGAGAGATAGAAGTCTCGATTAAACCATCATTGAAGTGTTCGTTTGGATAGAAGATGATGTTTTTTGGAGGCTCGTTGATTTCCATTTCTGTCTTTTTGCCAAGAGCACTAATCTTCTCTTTGAGAACTTTGTCTTGAATGTCACTAACTAACAATTCAACGGCTTTTTTGTATAATGTATTCATTTCTCACCTTCCTTTCTGTCGAACTTGTTACCAATAACTTTAAGATAGCAAATATTATCTTCCAACACACAATTAGATAATGGAATCTCTACAATATCATCACCATAATCTTCAATTATCATAAATGATCCATTATTAAAAACAACTTCATTAGTCGCTGGTAGATTTTCTAATATATCATGCTCCCAAATAGAATTGCCATTTTCATCTTTCAGCCCTGTGAATTGACAGACAGTTTTAGGGTCAACAGAAAAAGCACCGCCACCTTCTATGGGAACTATGATAGCACCATTCTCGTAGGAATGCAGCAAGTCTCCAATTACCCATCCTTTGCCATCAAGGCGTTTAGCCTTGAACTTGATTTCTCTCATAACTATTCCTCCTTATAAGATTTATAGTCAACTTCTGTAATAATAGTTTCTTCATCCATATTAAGAAGAATAGAAGCTAACTCTACCATTCTTTTACCATTCACATTTGTTCTCATTGGGTCTTTAACCCAACTACCAACAAAAGGAAAGAAAATACATTGGAAGTACTCATAGAAAGTATATACCTCTTCCTTTTTCTCCTTATCCCAACTTCTTACTATCTTGGTTTTTGTCATATCTATTCCTCCTCTAAAATTCCAAATGGTGTTCCATCAGCAAATGTAAAACATTCAAAAGCCGTTTCAAAATCAAGACGTTCAACATCTGTTTCGATTCCGTCAGTCTTTATTCTTTGAATAATGAGATAAACGTCCTTACTACTTTCTATGGTCTTGTATTTAATGAACGGCTCATGTTTTCTTATTTCATGCCAGCACTCTTCTGCGTCCTTGAAAGGGCGGTAGGTAGGCTCTGGCTTGATGCGGTAATTTCGTGGACTGTTAATCAACGTCTCTAGAGATAAGCCATCCTCGTCTAAGTCCAAATCGCACCAATATCCCATTTCGTCGATGGTTTGGATGGTCTTGCCATCTTTCACTGCTTGGAAAATAGGGAATGCCTTGATGATTTCGTTACTGTATATCTTTTCCATATTCAAGTCCTCCAATTTATTTTCTTCTTCGATTCTTAAAGTGTAGTGCCAAAGCCATAAATGACAACAATAGCACCAATAACTTTCCAGCTTCCATGCTATCCCTCCTTTCTCATTTGTTTCTTGCTCATGACAGTCATGGCAAGGTATTCTTTTATGTCATACACTTTTTTTATTATCTCGATTTCTTCCTTCGGAATCTTGTATGCAAAACGCTCGTCTCCCATGTCTGTAAGTTTGACAATAAGATTCATTCTTACATCATATCCACCACAGATACAGAAGTCGAAAAGGATGCAATACTCAGAGCTGTTCTTTATTGGACCTACCCAGGATAAGATGTAGTCATTGTGATACGCAACAATTCTTACCCAATCTCCTTTTTTGAAACTCTCCTCCTTGCTTTCTTCTTTCGGGATGCGTTTCCAATGTCCGCAGAGTTCCCACTTGAATCGGGATTCGCCGAATCCGTTGCATGTGCCGCAATACTTGCCTTTGGGCGTGAAGAACTTGCATGAACCGCATTTTCGGCGTTCGTTCTTGACAATGAGGCAGAGGTATATGCAACCTACCGTGACTAGACAAGCCATTGCCATGATGAATCCTAGTTCCATGTCATGCCTCCTTTCTTGTGATTTTCTTCAACAATAGTTTGTTGGATTCGGTGTCCTCGTCCTTGCGGTGCAGTTCGCATAGACATTCCTTCGTCAGCTTTGGCACTTCCTTCATGTAGGCGTTGACCACCTCTTGGAAGTCCTCCAACGAGCGGCATAGCTTATAGACGTAGCCAGCGGTCTCCCAATGCTCCTGGAACTGCTTCTGATGGAAGGACTGGTTATTGGTGTGACCGTATTTCAGTTCGATGCCCAAGCCATGCACGTAGTCGTAATCGTTTCCGTCAACCGTGATTGCAGGTAGCGCAAGGATGAGGTCTGGAACGCCAGCCACCACACCAGCGGCGGCATTGATGGCAATCTTCTTGCCTTGTGCTCCGTCAGCCTCGTTCTTGGGATGGAAGAGAAGCTTGGCAAATGATGGGTACTGGTAGCGAAACCACTGCACACATGCGATTTGCAAACCGCCCTCACGCTGAACCTTCCTCTGATGAGGCTTTTTCTCTTGCTCCATCTTTCCGTTGAGGAGCTGCTGTAATTGTTCTTTGTTCATGATGATGAAATTTTTAAGTTGTCAATCTGATAAAATGCTCTGTAGGTAACTCTGTGTCTGGTCATCCAAGTCTAGGAGCGACTGGTTTTCCTCATCGATGGACGGATTCCACACGATTCCTAGGTTTGCCAGCGTGCCGTCTTGGTAGGCTTGGCGCACTATCTTCGCCATCGTGCCGTTTGGATTGTCCTTGCTTGCCTCGATGTAGTCCAGATACCTTTGCCTTAGCTTCTCCTTGTCAGCCTTCTCCTTGTCTTCCCTCAGCTTGGTCTTCAACGCCTCGGACTCCTCGTAGCTCAGTTGTCGCTGAGGCTCGGAAGGTGGAGGTGGTGCAGAGACAGTTGGCTGAGCCGTGGATGATGTTTTTTTCCTCGCTGAGGCTGCGACCGTTGGATTGTCGAACGTTCCTTCCATCAGAGGCTCGTAGTTCTTTGGATTGAAGAGCCAGTTGAAGGAAATGTAGCATCCACCATCCTTGCGCCCTGATAGAAGGTCGGAATTGAGTGCCTTCCGAAGCATTGGCTCTATGTCCTCGTAGGAGTAATCTGAGATAAACTTGGCGACCAGCTTCTTGCGGTCGGGTGTCATCTTCGAGATTGACTTTACTTGCGTGCCCATGAACAGGCGGTTGAAGAGCCTTAGCACTTCCAAGAACTGAGCTTCGGCATCCACCAACTTTTTTTCTTTTTCTTTTTTGGGTGTTTGGGTGGGGGCTTTCTGCTTTCTTTGTTTGTTTTCTTTTATAGGGGTTTCAGGGGAAATGGTTTCTTTTGTTTGTTTCTTTCCTCTTACTCCTGTGCCCTTGCTTGTGTCCTCATCTGTGCCCTTGCTTGGCTCAAAATCCTCGGGAACACCTTTATTTAAAGGGGTTTTGGAGTGTGAAATCTGTGCCCCAATCTGTGCAGTAGCTTGTGCCCCACGTTTTTGCTGTGCCCTTATGTGTGCCGTAGCCGTGCCCCTATCTGTGCCCCTTCCGTCTTGATGATACACCTTACATCCTTGATTGTCAGCGTGTTGTAAATGTGAAATCTGTGCCCCTTGTTGTGCCCCAATCTGTGCCGTGGCTTGTGCCCTAATGTCATTTTGCCATGGTATGATGCAGTGGGATAGGGGGTGTGAACTGTTAATGTACAACATGGTTGAGGCTCTTGGGGAGGAGCACTTGGTGATGATTCTCTCGGCTACGAGCACGTCGATGGCGCACCGCACCGCCTTGACCGTTGCATGGAGCTGCAAGGCAAGGTCACGGTAGGAGAGCGTTGCAGCGGAAGCCTCGTTGTGCGTGGCTGACAGAAGCACATGGATGAGCACCTGCACGACCACTGGGCGATGGAAGTATCTCCACTGCAACAGCTCGGGAGTGATGATGTAGCCGTCTGATTTCATTGTTCTTTACTTGGTTAGTCATTTACATAACTTAGAGGGATATTTCCTCTATGGCACGGAATATCTCGTATGCCACTTGTGGCACCCATGCGTTGTCGTATGCCTTTATGGATTCTTGTCGCCACTTGGGGAAAGAAATGGTAAGGCTGTCCACATCAAAGGGAATCCCATCATTTCCTCTACAAACAGGGGATTGAGTTGGGAAGTTCCGCCACCTACTTTGTGGACTATCTGCTCCGCTAGGTTGGCATTCTCCTTGTTGTGGCTCTTCAAAGAATCCATTGTCATTGTACTTCTGAGACCATCTGTTGCACTTGGAGTGAGGAGAAGACCGTTGACCGCCAAGGCTGTTAGTCCTTGCCCCATCTGGGAATTGGGATTGATGGTCTTGGTGAACTTCGTGGCTTCCATTGCTGTAGGAGTGGGAAGCAAGCCTTTTCGAGCGGCGAGTGCCAAGGTTGGGCGTTCTGCTGCATTCGGTGAAAGGCTCTTGTTTATTCTTCCTCCTCCTTTGTCGAGTGCCGTGGGCGTAGGAAGGAGTTGTGCCACTGCCATGTCTTCTAGACCTAGGCTGTGGTCTGTCTTGCCCTTCTTGGGATTCCTTCTTCCCTTCTCGTTGATTTCCATTCCCTTGTGTGGAAAGTCCATTGCATTGGGAGCCGGCAGAAGGTCTAGCGGCATGAACTCCGTCTTGCCGTCCTTGTTGCATTGTTTCAGCCCTTGCGTCTGCACGGTGGGCAACAATCCAAACCCTGTCTCTTCTGTGCGGTGCTCCGACGGCACAAGCTGGAATAACAAGCGGTTGGACGGAATATCCAGCTTCTTCAAGGTCTTGGCAGATTTTGTCGAGTGTGAACTTGCTTTCCTCTCGATATATGTGATTCTCCTCGAATATATCGTCTGAACGCCCCAACTTAGCGACTTGGCAGGACTCCACCATCGTCTTGATTCCAGCAACGTTCTCACCAACGACCCAAGTGGGCTGAATTTCCCGAATCGCCCGAAGCATGTGCGGCCAGAGGTAGCGGTTATCGTCCGCTCCCTTTCTTCGACCAGCGAGCGAGAACGGCTGGCATGGGAATCCTCCTGTGAGAACATCGACCTTTCCGTGCCACTTGGCGAAGTCTGTCTTTGTGATGTCTTCATAACTTTCTGAGTTTGGGAACCAGTATTCAAGGACTTTTCGGGGAAACTCCTGTATCTCGCAGTGAAAGGCGTTGTGCCATCCCATCCAAGATGCGGCTACCTCAGCCCCACCGATTCCGCTGAATAAACTTGCGTGATTCATATATCACTTGATTGTTTGTTGTTGTTTGCACGGAAGTTTCTCTATGAGCTGGACGTACATCTTGTGTGCAAGGCAGTACTTGCCGTTGATGCAGTTGCGCCCATGCTCGCATAGGTTGCACTCCGCATGAATGTAGGGCTTACTTGGCGTAGCGTTCATAATAGTATGTCACTATCTGGTGCTCGCTAGGGGCAAAGCCGTTGTTGTTGATGGTGAGCGTGTCCACAATCTCGTCGTAGGTGGATTGCGACATTTGTGCCACCACGTTCTCGTCATGTATGGCGGTCGATAGCTTGCTCAGTCCCATCCAAATGAGAATCGCCCAAACGGCGATGCAGGATAATGTCTTGAATTTCTTCATGTTTGTAAATCTTTAAATGTTTGTAAATTGGTGTCGCAGAAGGGAGTCGAACCCTCAGCCCTCATCCGCAGAGACCCTTTTTCACGGAAATCATGGAACGGAAATGTTCGTATATAATACATCGATTGAGTTGTAATTTGATTATTGTTATGGGTCGTTGCCACGCCGTGTGGCTTGGGCATCCGTGCGCCTTGTGCAATGTAGTTAAAGGAAAGGGAGGCATGGGAGCGGCGCAAATGCTTATTTGGTTTGACAAAACGAAGATGTCTTGCGCCTGTAGAGCACCAGTCTTCGCAGTGATATTTCCCCATGCAGTCCATGCTTAGAAAGCAACCTTACTTCACGGTAAAATGACTAATCCTAATTTAAACAATACATTATAATCATTAATATATGAGCTTCATCGTATGTCATAGATAGTCCTGTATGCGAAGCTTGCACGTCTCCAACTCCGACAGCTTGTAGAGTACCTTGCCACGTGTCTTGGATGGATGGAGAAGACCCTTCTGTTTCCAGTGGTTGACACGTGCCTGACCGTACTTGGAGTAAGCTTGCCTCTGTGACATGGTGTCGCTCACCCCGACGATGTTGGACACCTCTTCCCTCACCACGTTTCGGATGGCATCCATGAACGTGGCGAACGAAATCATCTTGTCTTGGAATTGGATTTGTGCTACTTGGCTCATGACTATGTTTATTTAATGCGTGTAACGATTATTGTCTTTTCCTTTCGGCAGAGCATGGTCTTGTACTTGCGCTCGTATAGAAGCCCGATGTTGGAACAGGCATTCTTGACCGAGTTGAGTTGTATGATGGGGAAGTTTATCTTTTCGCCCACCTTCATCTTTCTCAGCCGTGGCAGGATTGGTAACTTTTCTTCTTTCATGTCTTTGGATTTTTTGTCTTACGATGGAAACACCATGTCGATGATGCTGTTGATTGCCTCCTTGACATCCTTGTTGGAAGGAATGACGTTGCGAGGAATGTGACCTTTGCAAGCCATCGGGATGAAGTAGCCCTCGTTTCCGTTTGGCTTTGAATATTGCAAGTCTTCCTTTCTTCTTTTGTTGAGGTAGTCTTCAATATCCTTGGTGCTCATTTCGTCAAGCACGTCCTCTGGGTCAACGTCCACCGTCACGTCAGTCTCAAAATATTGTTCTACGGTTTTTGTAATCTCCATGATTCTAAAGTTTAAAGTAAAACATTGAAGATGCTCTTAGCCTTTTCCAATACGCTTGCGGAATTGGGGCTTTCATGCTTTCTTGCCTATCCGTCCTTGTTTGGTGTCTCCTTGATTGGGTCGTGCCAGGCAGCATCTAGGAAAGATGCGATTTCTGAATTTTTGCAGATTTCTTTCATTTTTCTTCTTTTTTATTTGGTAGTTACTAACTAATTTACTAACTTTACGGTGCAAAAGTAATAAAAAAGAATGTAACTACATACAAAAGTATTTGATTATTAAGTTAGTTAAATACTATTTTATGTTTATTTACATAAATAACTAAATAAAATAGGATTTATGAACGAACTTAATGTAAATATCGGTCTAGCTATTGAACAAAGAGTAAATGAGCTAGGTATATCGAAATCTGAGTTAGCACGCAGATTAGGTATCGCACAGCAGAATGTAAATAAAGTGGTATTTAGTAAAGAATCTATAGATACTGCTAAGTTGGTAGAGATAAGCAAGGCTTTAGACTACAATTTCTTTGAGTTGTATGCAAGTGCTTCTTCTAGGAAAACGACACTGTTTAATGCAGTGAAGCTACAAAGCTTGATAAATAAAAGAGGGCTTGGTAATGTTGAATTTGCCTCAAAGATAGGTGTGACAAGAACAGAGCTAACTAATATATTTGAAGGTGGCGATGTTTCTTTGTGTTTGGTTGAAAAGATGGCTGAGGCTCTAGGAGTAAAGCCTGCCGAACTAATCAATGGAGCATCCTCTAATGCTGAGGTTTCAACTGTGAAGGATTCTTCTGTTATGGAAGAGTTGATAACCCTCAGGGCAGAAAATAAATTGCTCAGAGAGTTGCAAGGATTATCTGTGAGAAGCCAGAGACATGTCGGATAATTAAAATGTGGAAGTAATGGGGCTTTTTCATAGTTTATATTCATATACAGGCAATAAGCAAGTGGAAGTACTTAGCAGAGATACTCATATCAGTTATTGTGCTTTTTTCTTGTTTAAGTTATTCCGTAATCTCAGTAACTATTGTGTGAAAGGCAAAATTGTTGACTACAGAATTGTTAGGTGGAAAGCTGAACATGGAGAGCCGTTATCATCAGTGGAAGAGCTTTGTGCAAAAATTGACTTAATGAAACTTCAAGATAAAAGAGTGGGTATTTCTGATTATATAAGCAAATGGGGCACTTCTTTCTTGAAGGAATATGAAATTACAAAAAAAATGAAAAATGAAAAAAATAGAAGCAATTTATAAAGTAATAAAGATACTCCTTTCCATCTGTTTGATTTATCTTGTTTTAGAAATAGCTATTTTTCTAAAAAACAAACCGAAGGATAGATATTCATTTTATAATGGAATGGTTCTAGATAAAGAAACAGGAAAGGTATATAGTGTTGCTTGGAACAAATTGTTATTTGAACCTTCAAAGAAATAATTCCCTTTGCTGATGCTACGGATGCAATCTTTTCGCCGAAGCGTTGTTGAAATTAAAATAAAAGTCGTAAATTTGCAAAATAATGGTAAGTAAGTCTGTGAAAGAGCACGATAGGCGTTCTAAGTTAAGCGATTACTTGTACGGCGTATCGAACTTGCTCATAAGTGGTGTAGGAATCGGAGGCTTGTCCCCATTGATAACGGGAAAAGAGATGACAACCTCCAATTATATTTGTGCGGCAATAGGCTCGTTGGCGGCTATTGTGTTTGCGTATTGTGCCAATAGAATAATGAAGTATAACGATAAATATTAATAGTTATGGATTTAATGACATTTATATTCTCTATAGCTCTTGCTATAGGTGGAGGAATGGCTATTTGGTTTAATACCAAGTCTGGCCAGAAATGGATAGACAGTCTCTAAGTTGTTACGAAATAAAGGCTCATTATAAGGGTAAAATGGACTATAATGACTGATAAAAATTAATGAATTGTTTAGAAAAGATTGCTGAAAGTCCGATAAATAAGATGTTTGTATCTTTGCAGT